GGGGATCAAATTCTATCGAGTTTGAAGGATTTATTAAAGCTGCAAAATCATCTAGAAGAATACAAGAGATCAAGGAAGACAAAAGAATTGCTGCTAAATCTAGAACTTACTTTGCCAAAAAGTATGAGATCTTTGCTAGGGCTTACTTCCAATACATTGCCGTGGAATCCAATGATCCCGAGTTGATGGCAGCATTGAGAGGAAGGCAAACCGCTGGCGTTCAAGGTGGGAGATATCCAGATCAATGGGATGATGATGACTTTGAACCAATCAGGCAGGAGATAACTAAAATATTGAAAGCAAGAAAATGGCTGAGGACACCGACAAGATAAATTCAATCATAGATGACTTGGCCAATGGAAAGTATAAGTCTGAGCAGTCGGCTATACTGGCGTTGGTCAATGCTGGCATGAGTTATGAGGATGCCGCTCTTAATGTATCGATCATGGAAACTATCGATATCATCCGCCCCTAGCACTTCCCACCTATGAAAATAGAATCGATAAAACTAGATAAGCTGATCCCCTACGCACGCAACAGCCGGACGCATTCGCCCGAATCAGGAACGGAAACTCACATTTGTTCTGAGGTTTTTGGTGATTACCGGAATCCCATCGTAAAAAGAAAATGGCTTTGCATGCCGAGCCATTTCCTCAACTGGAATCAACCCAGCATGCGCCATGTAATGATGATTCGGACAAAGGGTGACCAAATTCTCAAGCGCATTGCTTCCACCTTCCTTGCGCGGAATTACGTGATGAACAGCTGTCACGTGACCAAACCCACAAATGACGCATTTCCCTCCATCCCGCACGCGAGCGGACATCTTCCCAGATCTTGGCACGTTTGCCTTCGGTCTACCGGTCAAAGCAATCCGGTGACTTTCTTTGGAGCATTGCTTAGAACAAAAACAAAGACGTTTGTTTTTCAGCATTGCTGGTGTGACCATAACAGGCTTTCCACAAACACCGCAGGGATGTTCCGATCTTTTGTAAAGCGGATGATTGCTGCCAGTGCGTTCTTTGCGAAAAAGATCACGGCAAGAATTGGAGCAGTATTTTCTAATTTTGATGTGAGGCCTAGTTTCAAAATTTACCCCGCATTGCTCGCATTTATGAACCATGGGAGCTTTCCGCCTGCCTCTGCCATTATGCCCAGACACAAAACGTTTTCTCGGTGTCACAGGTGAGCCGCAACCGCATTCACAGTTTTTTAAATCCATACGCAAAGAATAATCAAAAAAATGCAAGAGTCAAAACACAAAATTGAGTATTTAAAAACCTCGGATTTGTCGGTGTATGAAAAAAATGCGAGTCCAGCGGCAAGACATTTGACGAAATGAAACCATGAATCCCCACGAACCGACAGACGAAAACAGACGCCTGATCTCTACCCTGTGCGGTATCGGTGTTCCGCAGAAAATGATCGCTTCTCAAATCGGCATCGATGAGAAGACGCTTAAGAAGTATTATGATGATGACATGAGCAAAGGCAGGGCAAAGGCAACTAGTCAAATTGCTAAGCGCCTATATGACATTGCTATGAGCGATTCCAAAGAAGCCCTAACTGCTTGTATCTTTTGGCTTAAATGCCGGGCCAACTGGTCAACCCTTGAGGGCCCGGAGGTACAGGTGAATGTTCAGAATAACTCTATCATCAATACCGATGATGGCGAGATAAAGGAATTCAAGAAACGCTGGAACGCAATCGATGTCTGACATTAAACCCGATCTTGATCTAGGCCCGTTCGCATTCGGTGTCCTTGGGCTGCGTCCATATGACTGGCAGATCAAGGCGTTCAAAGGGATCAATGATCATCCCCGGACATCCCTAGTCGCTGCGAACGGATCAGGCAAAACCGCTGCTGTGATCGCCCCAACAATTCTATGGTGGCTAGCGATGTTCCCCAAAGGCAGGATCCCTGTCACATCTGGATCATGGAGGCAGGTGCTGCTTCAGCTATGGCCTGCAATGGAAAAGTATCGAGGTCATCCACTATTCCAAGGGTGGACATGGAATCAGGCTGAGATCCGAACCCCGGAGGGAGGATGGGCATCTGGATTCTCGACTGACAACCCAGGCCGAGCTGAGGGATACCATCGAACTGATGATAGCCCTGTCCTGTATGTGCTGGATGAGGCTAAGACGATCCCGGACGGCATCAAGGCTGCGGTTGACCGATGCACGACAAACCGGATCCTTGCCGCTTCATCCCCGGGCGCTCCGATGGGGTGGTTCTTCCGTTCGCAGCATGAGGAATCCTCACATTGGTGTAGGGTTAAGGCTAGGTCTGATGAATGCCCTCACATCGACCCAGAGAAGAGAGTCCGGGATCTTGAAATTTATGGGGATAAGCATCCGATATTTCGGTCAATGCACCTTGCCGAGTTTGCCGAGGATGTTGATCGATTGATCCTGACTAGCGATGCGCTGATCAGCGCCGTTGATAACCCGCCTGAGCCGCATGGTGATACTGTGGTTGCATTCTGTGACTTTGCCGCCGGGCGGGATGAGAATGTCCTTGCCGTTCGCCGGGGTAACTCCGCCCGGATCGTTAAGGCATGGGCTGAAAAGGATACCATGCAGGGTGTTCGGCAATTCATCCGGGCATTTGAGGATGAGCAATTGAAGGCATCGCAGATTTGGGGCGATGCTGACGGACTGGGAACTGTAATGATCGATGCACTTGCCGAGCATGGATGGAGGATCAACCGATTCCATGGCGGGGCAAGATCGCGTGAGCCTAATGAATATATGAATTTGATCGGTGAAGTCTGGCATGTAGGTTGCCGGGAGATCGCCCGGGGCCGGATCAGGTTGGATGGATTGGATCAGGTGGCATTTAAGCAGTTGACCAGTCGCAAGACTGAATGGAGCGAGAATGGCAAGCTAAGGGTTGAATCCAAGGAAACCATGCGAGCATCCGGGCTGAAGTCACCTGACAGGGCAGACGCCTTGCTGGGCTGCATTGTCTGCGGCCCATCGATGCAGGGTATGATGACTGGTGATGATCCAGTTAGGTCACGCCGATCCGACTTCTCATCCCCGCGCCGATCAGGGTTTAATTCCATGTAAGATTCAGGGCTTGCCAATTATAAACTAATATGTTAACTCGACAACCTCACATGACTATCGACGAGCGCAAAGGTGTTGTTTGGCCTATCCCTGCACAATACCGAACCAATGATTACGATCTGGCAAATGTAACCCCGGATCAGGTTCGCACGATTCTGCGCGGTGTTCGTACTGGCAAGCTAGAGGATCAAGATCGCTTGTTCCGTTTGATGCTCGATACATGGCCTCGTTTGCGCAAGGCGCTGAATGAGGTTGCTGGTGCGGTTGCTAGATTGGAACTTGAAATCAAGCCAGCGATTCGGGAGGATGCTGAGGAACCGACCCCGGCTGCGGTTAAGATCTATGAGACAGTAGAACGGGCGCTTGAATCCTATTCTCCACGCCCGGGATATTGGGAGTTAGATCTGTCCGGCATGGTGAAGGCATTGATCGATGCCTATGCCAAGGGGATATCCGTGCTGGAGATCGTCTGGCAGTCCGAGAACGGCATCATTAGCCCAAGGTGTTACGCCCCGGTTCCTGCTAAGTATCTCGCTTACCCATCAGCATCAAATGATGTTGATCGACTCATGATCGCCCCTAGTGGCGTCAATTACGCATCGCTTGTGGATTTCCCGCCTGATCGTTTTCTAATCGGCATCTGGTCGCAAGGTGGAACACATCCGATCCATGCGGCGAACTTGCGGACGCTGACGAAGTATTGGTTGGCGTCTGTCTATGGTCTTGGTTGGCTGATGCAATTCTCGCAGCTATTCGGTATCCCGATGCGGACTGCAAAGACTGACGGGACGGAGGATGCGCTTAACAAGGCTGAGGATATGCTGGAGTCGATCGGATCATCCGGTTGGGCTGCTACCGGGCCGGGCGTTGATTTCGAGATCCATTCCGCTGTGACTGGTGGGGATAACCTCCCGCAGTCGCACATGATGGATGTTGCTGATCGGGCTTGTGATATTCTGCTTTTGGGTCAAACGCTGACAACCGATAACACGGGGACAGGATCCAGAGCATTGGGCGATGTCCATTCCGGCATTCGGTCTGAGGTTTTGCAATCCGTGTCCTCATGGGTGGCATCGATCATCACAACTCAACTTATCCCGGCAATCGTTCGGATGAATTTTGGTAAGGTCGCTTCCGAGGACATGCCATATTGCGAGCTTGATATTCCCGTGCCAAAGGACGAAAAGGTCATTGCCGAGCGGGTTAAGATTTACAATGAGATCGGGGTTAAGATGCCTCGCGCTTGGGTCTATGAGGAATTGGGTATCCCGATGCCGATCGAAGGCGAAGAGGTTTTTGGTGATGATGAGTTGCCCGAGCTACCTGAGCCGGAACCGGATGTTGAGGATGTGCCTCAGCCGGAACCGGAAGATGTTCCTGATCTGCCTGATGTCGAGGAAGTTGAATCTGCTGCATCGGTTGACTTGCGCCCG